TCACGGAGACCAACTTTATTCTTTGTCCCCTTCTCACGTACTCCCGGATAAGCAGAGAAGATGTTGTCGGAGGTGTCGCCACGCATACACTTCTCAAAGAGTAACCATTTCGGGTCCGGTGCGCCTTTTGCTTCGCCAGTTTTTTTATCAATAACAGGTTTATCTTTGGCATCAAAATATCCCTCGTGTGTAGTTGTTACTTCCATAACACCGTTATATTGTTTGACGTTTGGCGCAATGAGTTGTGCAAAGTCTCCGTCTGTGCTAATAATAACGTGGTTATCGTTAGGATGACATTGGATAAAACCTGCAATAAGATCGTCTGCTTCTAATTGTGGATTTTGCAGGACTGTACAATTTGTTTTATTAATCACAAAGTCTTTGAACTGATCAAACGTTTCCCAAAACACTCGATCTTCTTCGGCTTCGCGAGGGCTCTGCGCGGCCCGAGCGTCGGTGCGGTTCCTTTTGTATGGGGCATAATGATCCTTGCGCCACGACCTGCCTTCTAAACAGAATACGATATGATCACCGTTAAAGTCTCGCCACGCCTTGCGAATACTGCCTAGTGTAGTGTGAATGCTCATACCAACCTTATCTTCTAGGCTACCTCGGATCACATGTCGAGCCCTAAAAAATGTATTTGCAGTATCGACAAGAATGTATGTTTTACTCATTAACTAACCTCAGTTCGTCCATCATCACGTAAGGCGCGATTTACATAGCCTGCACCACGACGGCTCATGTCAACGCCTTCGTCTGCGCCAACATTTCGACAAAGTTCATTAAACCATTGGTCTACAATTTCTTCGTCAGTTGTACCAGTATATCCAGCACTACGTAATTGTAACACAAAGTATTCATTCCAGTCAAGTTCAAAAAAACCGTTGCGTACATTGTCCTTGTTTACATGAGTTTCTAAGACTGCTACCCAAGGTTCTTTCTTTTCAGACGCTAGTTCTTTTGGACTTAGTTTAGCCAATCGCTCTGCCTCTTTAGCACGTTCAGCCCCCGCAGTGGCTTCTTCTGCAAGGCGTTTGGCTTCTTCTGCTGCCTTTAAACTTGCTTCTGTTTCTGCTTTAATTTTATCTATACCAAATACTTTTTCAAGAATTTTCTTCATTAGTTTTGCCCCATTTAATTTTTAGCCAGATTCTTTCGTGTACATAATAGTCGATACTGAGCAAAATATGTAGCAACGTAGCAAATCCGGTGGCCTGTCCAATACTTCCTGTGAACAGCCATGTATAGAATATTGTAAATGACCAAGCAGTTAATCTGTAACTGATCATTCTTGCAATAGTTCGTTTTTTAGTTTCCATTAGGTTCCCCAGGCATTTTTAAAGAGTGGCACTTGTAGCCTGTCACTATACCGCCATCCTTTTCGCATTGCCATTTCTGCCACTGCACGATTGTTAAGGGAATACACGCTGTCAATGCCACCAACAGGCATAACATACACAGGCCCTTTAAAACCAGCCGCACGATATTCTTCAACTGCACGTTCAGCATCTTTAAGATCCTCCTCAGAAGCAATAACGAATTTTAGATAAGCATATCCGTAATTTTCATAATCGCACACTACCTCGGGTTTGATAGCATCCTCCCAGGGCTCACCACTAACAGGAAGTTTGGCACTTATGCTAAATGTAATCTCTCTATTAAAGCCCATACTAGGCATAGACCATTTAAGCAAATATTCCTTAAAGTCTTTTGTCAGTCTCATAGTGCCGTTAGTTTCAAAAGTAATTTCTTTTAAATTACTCATGCAGGGTTGATCCAATAATTCGGGATAGGCACGTTGCCAACCTAGCAAAGGCTCACCGCCAGTAATTACAAGATGCTCGTCCTTCCATTCCATATAAGGAAGAGTAGCAACAATGTTTTTTGCTAATCCCTCGACTTCAATCATAGGGCTTAGTTCTTTAAACGCCGGATGCCAACTAGCGTAACTATCACATCCTGTGCTTACTAGGGGTAGTTCTTCGTACTTGTTATATAGATGTACGACTTCAGATATTTCATCTGCTTCTTTACTCTTTTGTCCTCTAGGCATACCAAAGCCTTGACAAGTAAAGTTACAACCATAGGTTCTTAAGAAAACAGAAGGGACGCCCATATAGCGTCCTTCACCTTGTATTGAATAGAATAATTCGCTTACTTTAATTTTGCTCATAAATGCTTGACCATTTCTTTAATTTTTCAATTTTTGCTATTTTAGCAGTTTCTAGATTATTCATAGATACTACTTTTTTCTCGAGTAAGATGTCAATCATAGCCAACATGTCACCTAGTTCTTCTTCGAGATGTTCTCTATTAGTTTTAGGTTTACCTGGCTTAAAGTTGTCTAGCCCAAATCGGCTAATTTTACTTACTGCTTGAATTACTTCTGCGGCTTCTTCTTGCAGAATATCCATTACTTCTTCTGTTTTTGAGTCTAGATCCATAGGGCACCTTGATAAGATAAGTAATTGTATATTCTTTATTTAGATTTGTCAACAAAGGTATGCAAAATTTAAAAACCAAAATAGTGTGGGCTTTGAATGACTTTTGCAAGTCTGAATGTTCATACTGTCCAATTCATGCTCGTGGAGGTCCTATTCCTCCTGAGACTAAAGAATATCTGCGTGTTGCCCAATTGTTAATAGATTCCTATGGCAAATTGAATAGGAAAATAGATTGGGCATTTAACGGTGGCGAGCCTCTTGATATGGACGATATTGCCATGTTGCTCAAACTGTGTAGGACCAATGGTAACTCTATGGAACTAAACACCAATGGAGGAAAACTTTGGATGGATTGGTGGGCCATAGAACCATATGTTGATAGACTAAATCTTACATACCATTATTGGCAGAATCCAAAACTAATAAAATACATTATTGATACATTTAAAGAAAAGAAAAAGCCTATAAATGTAAATGTACCTGTTCGTCCTGATCATTTTGAAGAAGATATGGATCGTGCTTCGTTACTAGAAGAAGAATGTAATATGGTTATCCCTAAATACATTCTGTATAACAATAGCGATACCGCAGGTGGAATGTTTCCTTATACTAACGCACAGTTAGATAAGATATGGTTATTCAATAAACCTTTTAATTTAAGAAAGCCTCCTGAGCCACCACCTCCACCTAAGATAGCGCCGCCTCCAAAACCAGTACCACCTCCTCCACCCCCGCCCCCATCTAAATTAGTTCTAGAAAAACAAAAGTTTGAAACAACAACATTTGATGAAAGATATAAAGAAACCTACACTACGTCACCTGCCTTTGTTGGGCAAATGTGTAATGCAGGTATTGAGTATTTGTTTATAGGACCGCAAGGTTATGTTAAAGGTAGCGATTGCAATAATCAACCATTGGGTAACATTTGGCATGAAGGATGGATGCCACCTACTGGTCCTCAGAAATGCACAATGATTGCCTGTGCTTCGGACCACGATAGAAGAATTACAAAGTTCCCTCTGACCGACCTTTAAGATACTTGTCGTTGTGCATCCATGCACCTTTATACCAAAATCCCCATTCTCTTTTTTGAGGACCTGGCATAAACATTGTCCAGCAGTCTACACCTTCGCATAGTTCAATACGATGATAAGAAGTGGCACGACATATACGGAAATGACCGGGACCGCGCCAAATTCTTTCTTCACCAATTTTTTGGCCGGCGGAGTTAAACTTGCCTACCCATTCATAATAGCCGCCTTTTAAGATAAGCGTAGCATAACCCCATGGGTGATCATGCACATCATCGGGATCTGACTTAAGGAAACGGTGAAGAAACACATTAAAGGGGAAGTGCTTTCGATCCTTAAGAAAAAGGTAATAGCGTTCGAGGTAAGGCTCATTATTAATCCTGTCCATAACAATACGTTTGCGACCTAACCGCTCTAACATATTTAAAAACCATTTCATTTAATCATCTCCAACAGTTTATTTGCACTGAAGAAATTATCAGTTAAGTCCTGTGTCTGCTTACGGAGAGTTGGCAAAAACTTTTCGTAATTATTCATGTACTGAATAATCTTATCGCATAACAGTGGACGGTGTGTTTGATATGCATCAAAATTTAATGTCCATTCACTAGGGTACTTAAATGTAGAATAAGCCATTTCGCTGTAACTTAAACGATCTGGCACCATAGGAATAGCATCTACAATAGCACCCTCGTACCAACTAATACCTAATGTTTCTTGTAAGTTTGCACTGAACACTAGTTTGGCTTCGCCTAGCATATTATGATATTCGTTCTTTGTTAGTTCTTGCTCTTGACAAATAACAAACTCATATTGTGGCAAATGTTCTTTTAAGTCACGGAAGATTTCAACTTGCTTTTCTGGAGCAATACGATGTGGAAACAAAATAAGATCACGCTTAGTCATAGCCTTGTATGAAGTAAGAGTATCTTCCATATACTCCATAGGCCAACCAGTGCGAACAATCTTACCACTAGTTAGATAATCTTCAAAATCTAAATCGTACCAAGGATTTTCATTCTTGAAACCGTCTTCTAGCAAATTATCTACAAACATTCTAATATGAAAGTCTGTAGCAAAATAGTTATGGTCAATAGCGTAGAAGAAACTTTTCTCAGCGTGACGTACCCACTTAGCACGACCAATAAGACGCCCTAAGAAGTCCTGAGGATCATAACTGCCGGCATGCCAAAGAGCGTGAATAGTTACAGGGATCTGTAACAGTTCACTCATATATTTTAAATTGATTATGCCAGGATGCCAAGCGTCAGTAAAGATGAAGTGGTCGCCAGCAACCACTGATCCGGAGCAAAATAAACGACCCATCTGCTCAACTTGTGCTGACTTATATATGTTGGTACCACCAAAATTAAGGAAAGCACCAGGAGTAGTGGCATTAGGAATATCCGTAGGGCCAGATATAATTTGAACATTGTGTCCTGCCTTTCGTAGTAAGGAAGGTACATGGGCCTTCCATTGACCCGTGTACCTTGTCTCTACGCTTTCTAAATCAATTAGAAAAACGTTCGCCATTGTTATACCTAGGCTTATTACCCTTGTATGGGCGCCGCTCACCTGTCCATGCTGGACGAGCAAAGTCCTTGTATTCCTTTGACTTGTACAAGTCTGCAGGGTTGAAAGGAAGAAGATTGAATCGGCAATGATCCAACCATGCGTCGAGATCATCAAAGATCTTTTCGACTTCGGGCTTCATACGAAGAGTTTTTTGAATATAGGCAGGTTGTGCCATGATAGTTTATTTTCCTAATTAAAGGGTTGATGGAAATTTAATGAAGCAGCCATTCTCGCCGTCTTCACTTACGTCGATCCAAATCTTGCGACCTGGATATCTTGCCTTAATGGTTGCATGAAGTTCTCGTGCAATCATCTCGCAGGATTTGTGGTTGAGTTCGAGTGTGCCATCGTTGTAGCACTTCTCTAGCCAACGCTTAAACTGAATAAACTCAATATCACGATCATCGTGAAATACTTGAATGTAGACTTTAAAATGGAAGATATGACGATGTGGAGTACCGAGGAAACTAACGTCATATTCGTCGCCTGTTTTAAGTTTAGGATCTGTTGCGGCTGCTGGGTACATGTGAATACCTTCCTTACGAAAGGTAACCCAGATCATGTTACGTTCACTCATCAGTTGCCTTCTTTGCTTTAGATGCGGGTTTCTTTTCTGTTTTTACTTCGGCCTTCTGTGGAAGGTTGTCTTTCATCATATTATAGATTTCCCACAACTTCCAGTCAATGCTTTCGAGCAATTTAAACAGTTTTTCTTGAGGATCTTCTTTAGGAGTACCCTTGGTTACTTTTGCATTAATCATTTCATCACCTTATCGTTTTTATACATAGACCAATCTGTAAACACATCTCGGTTCATTAATTTATGCAGACTATGACTCCATACGCCCGGGTTTGTGGCTTTGAAGTCTTTGTCGTCAATTTTAAGCATTGTGTTATAGTTCCACAGACGGATGTAAGGAATAGGTACACGAATCTGTGGAATGAAATTATCGTATTCACAAAATCCACTTTCGTGAAACTCTTCAACTTGATTGAAAGCAATATCTAAAGAACATAGGTAATCTTTATCAAGGAAATGAAAAATCATTTCTTCCCATTGCTTATGTTCATCATAAGTTTGCGGATTGTAACTATGATTAGCACCAAAAAAGATATGTTCAATGTGCTTAGTTTTATCTTCAAAACTATTGAAGTCGTCCAACCAATCTTGGATTTCTGTAATTGATTGAACTCCGGTAACAAACAATGTACGCATACCATAAGCAGGGGTATGCTCAACTTCTTCACCGACAAAGAAGATTACATTGGAGGATTCTCCAGTATCGTAATCACGCTTCATTTTTTGTTTTGCGTTTAGTTGTTTTAACAGTATTAACTTTAACAGAGTTTTCGTAGTCTGTCAATGCTTTTTGGATATCTCTAGTTAATGCTTCGTCGTCCCATTCCAATTCAGTTTTACCATTTTCATGAGTAATAACTGTTAAGTGACTTCCTTTAACTACTTTGGGCCACTCTTGGACTTCGTGAACATCTCCATGTCCGTCAACCATTAACTTTGTTTTTGTTTTTTTCTTTTTTGGAGCATCTGTTGCTTGAAGTGTTTCTTCTGCAATCAGTTTAGAGACTTCTGCAATAATTTGTTCTTCGGTTTTCTTTTTACGTGCCATTTTATTCCTCCGGTTTTGGATTATCTACACTCCAGGGCCAACTCGTTCTTGGGTCAGGCCTAGGTTCTAATTTTGTATTTTCTTCGGTTACGTTACCATCTTCGTCGCACAGGTCTACCTTATAAGGACCGATGATGGCTACGTGATCGTCTTCAACTTCCCAATTATGGTCGCCGTCATAGATCCAGGCTGTGCCCCAGCGTCCATCTTCATCTTCTTTTTCGCCGCGAAGTAATGCTTCGATTTCTTCTTTTTCTTCTTCAGTAAATCCGTCGCTGAAGTTTACATGAACAGCACATAGGTCGTCAAGTTCACAGCCCCAACCGTCTTGAGGATTACAGTAAACAGTATCTTCCCCTTCCATTACTGGATTGTCTTCTTCCCTCCAACCTTGACCCCATCGCCACGTCTCAGTAACATCAAATCCTCGAATAGTGCCATCTGGTAGACGTTCATAAACATCTACAAAATATTCAATGCTTTTCTTTTCAAGGGGAGTAATACGATAATGATTCATTTTATTGTCCTGTGATTTCTTCTTCTAAGGCTCTTAAATCGTCGTCATCTGGGTTAGCAAGATCAATTTCTTCTTGATCAGTTACAGTTTCAATTTCAAATAGATTGCCAAATGTATTTTGTGCAGGTCCGCCTTGTA